CTTTATACGGGCTGATGCCAATGTCCCTGAAATGAGCCAGCCTATTGAGGGTTATAAGAGCTATATCTTCAAACAGATACTGCAGGATATAAAGATTGTGGACTATACAGAAAGCGAGAACCTGATAAAGATACGTCGGGTTGATGACAAAAGTTTTAGAAAAGTTGCCAATAAAATATTGACTGTATGACGGAACTTGAATTACAGGAACTCACCGATAAGATCATAGCTAAGCTAAAAGCTGACAGCCTTACTATAGACCAGTTGACACAAACCAATGTGTTAACCGGCATGGATTTTCTGGAACTGAACAGCGGGCGCAAAGTTTCATTAGATGATTTACGCAAGTTCATCCGTGGCTATGGCATTTATCTTGAGATTATTTCCAAACTGGATAATGAAACAATCCCCACCGACAACAATGTATTCTCATCTCTTCGTGTCCTGTTTGAAATCTCTAAAGCGCTTGAAGAACTTAAAAAAATATACCTACGTAAGGATCAGGATGATGAAACAAAATATCTACTAAAACTCCTGGGTGGGGCAAAAATAGGTAAAAGTCTTACTGTCGGTGACTTTATCACCGGTGTTCAGGGCGGATACATCGGTGAGGATGCCCGTGCCGAGCTGGAGGCTTTGGTTCTGCGTAGC